TAGAAGGGATATAACATGAAGAAGATCATACTTCTTGGTTCTGTTGTACTTGTTAGTGCTTGCAGTTCCAACAAAACTGTGGAGACATTGACTAATGTACCACCAGAAAGTATCGTTGCCAAAGAGGTATACGAATACAAGGCTCAGGCAGTAGTAGACCAAATTGAAGTTATGCCTGAGTGGTTCTTGAAACCACCAACTAGTGAGACTGCAATCTATTCTGTAGGAACTGCTGTCACACCAGATTTGCAATTGACTGTAGATATTGCAGTATTGAATGCAAAGACAACTCTTGCAGATAGGATTAATGGTAAAGTTCGTTCTCAAACCAAATCCTTTATTGCAAAGATTGGCTCAGAAGCAACCGACACTTCTATTCTTTCAGAAGTAGAAAAGGCAACAAAAAATATCATTGCAGATGTAGATGTTGCTGGATACAAAGTTTCTGAAAGTTCTGTAGTTGCCAACGGTACGCAGTATCGTGCTTATGTTTTATTGGAGTATTCTGATAAGGAGGCGAATAAAATTATTATGAACCGACTTAGAAAAGATAGGATGCTCTTATCAAAGATACGTTCAACTAAGGCTTGGAAAGAACTTGACGAATCTGTTGATGAGCAACATAAACTAGATTCTGAAGAATCACTAACTAATATGGAGATACTAACTCAATGATAGAAGCAATGATTGCCTCTTTTCTAACTATCTCAACTCCAGCATGGGGCGATGATGTCAGTATGGCACAGGGAAAATGGGATGAGTTCAATAGGATAGAGGCGACTTGTCTCGCAGAGAATGTTTATCACGAGGCAAGAAATCAACCACTGGCTGGACAAATGGCAGTCATTTCAGTAACTATAAATCGTGTGAATGATGACAGGTTTCCAAACTCTATTTGTGAAGTTGTCAAACAGGGCCCACATCGTCCTAGTTGGAAAGGTACAGGAGAAATGATACCTGTCCGACATAAGTGCCAATTCAGTTGGTACTGCGATGGCAAGTCTGACAAGATTTATGATGAAGAAACATATGACCACATATATCTATTGACAGAAGGCATTGTTTCTGGTACATTTGAAATACTGGATATTACAGAGGGCGCAACACATTATCATGCAGACTATGTAAAACCAGCATGGGCAAAGACAAAACAAAAAACAATTGAGATTGAAGATCACATATTTTACAGATGGGAGTAGACAATGAACTTATTTTGGTTAGATGAAGACCCTTTCAAGTCAGTTCAATACCACTGTGATAAACACGTTGTAAAGATGCCGACAGAGTACAAACAAATGCTCTGTACGGCACATCGTGTTTTAGATGGTACTGAATATTATGATAGGACTAAAAGTGGTGCAAGAATTAAACGATGGAAACATCCAGACAGAAAGATGAACAAACATCTTTTTCTTGCAGGCCATGTAAATCATCCTACAAACAAATGGGTTCGTATGTGTAGAGAAAATTATATGATGATGTATACATATTATAGACTACTATGCGATGAATATACTCATAGGTATGGTAAGGAACATGGTTCAAAAGATTACTGGTGGTTGTTACAAGAACCACCTAAGAATATGCCGTCTAGTCTTATGGGGCACACACCAGTTCCACAGGCAATGCAGGCGTTTCCAGAATGCATGGTAGAAGGTGATACAGTTCAAGCGTATCGTAATTTTTACAATGTTGCAAAGAGTAGGTTCGCAACATGGAAAGAAAGAGAAAGGCCATATTGGTATGACGGTGGACAATCTGAATTACGAGTTGCCTAATCTTAGAGCAAAGATTGGTGCATTACAATCGGAAAACGAAATGTTGAGACAAGACCTCAAGGATATGACAGAGGCATATTACGGACTCCTAAATAGAGTTAAGGAACTAAGTGAAGAGAAATTTAATCATGCCAACGTACAGATTCAGAAATAATGAGACAGGTGAGGAGTTTGATGATTTTATCAGCAACTCTCGTAGAGAAGAACTCTTAGAAAAAAATCCTCACATATCTCAAGTACCAATGCCTTTTGGAATTGTTTCAACAACAGGTTCAATAGATAGTAAAACTGATGGTGGTTGGAAAGAGGTTTTAAATAAGGTTACTGATGCCCACCCAGATAGTCCACTTGCAGATAGATATGCAAAGAAGTCTATCAAGGATGTAAAGACTAGACAGGTGGTGGAAAAACATCGACATAAGTGGAGAAATAATTAATGGCAAAAGCAAAAGATATTCGTATTGACCAGATGGTGACAATTAATCCTGCCACCGACAATCAGAAACGTGCTTTTCAAGAATATAAGAATGATAAAAATTTATTCTTGTATGGTGCGGCTGGAACTGGTAAAACTTTTATTACATTGTATCTTGCACTGCAAGAAGTACTGAAAAACGAAACAAAATATGATTGTGTATATTTGGTTCGTAGTGCAGTTCCAACTCGTGAGATTGGGTTCTTGCCGGGCGATGAGGAAGATAAGACAGCCTTGTTCCAAGTACCATATCAGAATATGGTAAAGTTTATGTTTGAACAACCAAACGAACAGGCATTTAATATTCTATATGAAAGACTAAAAAATCAAGGTTCGATGATGTTTCTTACAACTTCATTCTTGCGTGGTATCACATTAGATAATGCAATCATCATAGTTGATGAAGCACAAAACTTGAACTTCCATGAACTAGATACAATTATCACTCGTGTAGGTATGGATTCAAAGATTATGTTCTGTGGTGATGTTTTCCAATCAGATTTACAGAAAAGTGTTGAGAAAGAAGGACTTCATCATTTTATGAAAATAATCAGAGGAATGAAATCCTTTGCAAATATTGAATTTACACTAGGTGATATTGTTCGTTCTGGTATGGTGAAAGAATACCTTATCAGTAAGATTAAACAAGAACAGGGTGAAAATAATGGGTAAGAAAAAACAAAGAACCAAACAGGTTTCTAAAGGTGAACGTAGAAGTGTTGCAAAGAAAATCACAAATGCAGCCAGAAGAGATTATATTGCAAGTGATGGTATGGAAAGACTCATTAACCAATTAACTGCGTATAAAGCAAATAAGAATGTTGTAGTAACAATTCCAAACCCTAATAAAAAAGAGACAAATAAACCTTTTATTAAAGTGAATGGTAAAGATTATTTTAGACAAGTATCTAGATAAATCTATTGACATTCTTTCTGAATCGTATATAATGTTATAAAACTATGAGGTGATTATATTATGTTTACACACAATCCTGTTGATATCCCAGAGGTATCAACTAAAAACGTAAATCGAAAACGATTTTATCTGACCCCTGATGGGGGTATTTTTCCTTCAATCACAACTGTACTACAGGTTCGTAAGAGAGAAGGATTGTCTGAATGGCGTAAAAAAGTAGGTAACGATGTTGCGAACTACATTTCAAGGACAGCCGCACATAGAGGAACTAAGGTTCATCATATGTGTGAGGACTTTCTTAATAACCAAGAAGTCGTAAAAGACAATCGTGAGTTTCTTCCTTGGTGTTTGTTCCAACAACTCCGACCTGTTCTCGAAGCAAATATAAATAATATATATGCACAAGAGTGTGGGCTTTGGAGTGATAAATACAAGGTCGCCGGTAGAGTAGACTGCATTGCAGAATACAATGGAGTTCCATCTATCATTGACTTCAAGACTTCAAAATCTGAACGTAATGACGATTGGAATTTGGATTACTATATTCAGGCATCTGCATATGCAGAAATGTTTGAAGAACGTACAGGAACACCAATCGAACAAATTGTGATTCTTGTAGTAACCGAAGATGGAACAGTTCAAGAGTTTGTTAAGAAGAAGCACGAATATCTGCCCCTTCTCGTAGAAACCATCGAGCAGTTTGTCTCAGAATGGGAAAAAGAAAATGAAACATTGGATGAAGGGCCTGACGTTATCGGCGCTCCTGTTTAGTAGCGCTGCAATTGCACAAGACCCAGAACTACCAAAAAGTAAACCACAAATGCCCACAACATATTGGGCACAAAAACCTGTACAGTGTAGTAATATGGAAACACTGATTAACATGACAAAACAGTATGGAGAAGTACCTACTATCATCATGGATGGCCAAACTGGTTTTCCAAATGGTGTTACTACACCATCCAAGTTTGTCATTGCACTGAATCCTACAACAGAGACTTGGACACTGATTGAATTTGTCAGTGATGAACAGGCCTGTGTTTTGGGTTCTGGAAAAGGAAATATTGCATTGGGTAGACCAGCAGATAAAACTGCTACTTGACACATAAGGGGTAATGTGGTATAAATAAAGTACAATTTGATGATACAAATCGAAGATCGGACAGGACAGGGGGGCAGTACCCCTCGCCTCCACCATAAACACATCATCGAGGCCTACAAAAAAGTTTGGGGTGATAGATGGAAAGAATATTGGGTTGAACACAATTGGTGTGTTTATGATGGGGGCGAACTAGGATCGACTGACGAGAATAGAGGCGAGTAGAATTGTCGGTTGACTGCGTAATAGGTCAAAACTCGTAAGTGCAAACGATAATTTCGCACCTTCAGATTACGCCCTAGCGGCATAATGCTGTCGGGCTGGTAACTTGCCTAGGAACAGAAAAGTTACACTTAATTATTATGAGGAATAGACTATGAAAGAATTTATTTTTGTAATGTCAATGTGGGGAATTGATGGTGCTGGTACAGAGAATTACATAGGACAGGTTGCATTGCAACAACCATTCACTGAAGCACAATGTGAAAAACTGATGGATGAAAGTATGTGGAATCCTTCATACGAAAATGAATATTACTTTATGAGAGGGCATTGCTTCCCAGCAGAATGTGCCGGTAAAGAAAGTTGTGAATAAGGAGTATTAAATGCAAAAGTTTATATATGATACTTGGAACGGTGTAATGAATGCCGATAAGAATCCACTAAGACATATTCCAGACCTGAATACTAGACATATGGTTCTACAAGTCTTGGCGTGGATGTGGTGTATTATGTTTTCCCTTTACTTTGGCAGTATGTGGGTTTTCGGTATAACTGCAATCGCCCATGTCTTTATTCTTGCGGCCGTTGTCCTTACAGTTGCAACCTTTGAAACTGCAAGACAAAGACCAGACTTTTTCGTTAATTTTCCTACTTCAACACCAAGTCGTAGTAGAAATATGTATTGGAATGGACAGAAGATTAAATTAGACCCACAGGACAAGGGTGGTGAACATGAATAAGATTAAACAGTGGTGGTATGAGACTGACAGTATTGAGATGGTTCTCTTTGCAACTCTATGGTCACTATTTGGTTACGGTGCATATGTGGTAGTAGTCGCACTTGCACAAAAGATTACATGGGTAGGGTAGCGCCATAATACGCTCGTGCAGTCCAACGGTAAGACTGTTTGCACCCAGCATTTATACACTGGCTCTGCTAAATTTAGATGGGGGGAAGAATATTCCTTTCGCTTCCCCCCATCACTTAATAGGAGTTGATTATGAATCTTGAAGAAATCGCAGTAATGACACCAAAAAAGTTTGCGATAAAAATTGAAACAATTGTAAAGACCAGTGGTACTACATACATGGATGCAATTTTAGATTATTGTGAGAAAAATCAGATGGAGCCTGATGCAATTGCTCCCCTCATCTCAAAACCACTTAAAGAAAAAATAGAGGCAGATGCAAGGGAACTGAACTTTCTTCCAAAGGTTGCGACTTTACCAATATAAGGAGTCTGTAATGGAAGCTTGGGAATCCTATCAAATGTATCTGGGCCTTAAACTTCACTTCACAACAGATTACGATTATACTAGGTATGGGGGTAAAACTTCTGCTACGAAAGCATCTTTCCTCAAAAGAAAGGACAGATACTTTTTCGCCAGAGTTGCAAAGAAATATGAGGACAAGGCTTTAGAGTATTATGTTTCAAATTTTGTGAAGTCACCAAAAGGATGGTTGGGTGATTTCAAAGAGGAAAATTATCTGGAATGGTCTAAAAACAAACAATCTCTGACATACAATTTTCTTACAGATATGTCATTTTTATTTACAATTGTAGATGATTTTGATTCAATTTTCTCTTGCCAAAACGGCCAACATCCAGTATTATTAAAGAACTTCCTCGCCAAGAGGATTTCGGTTGAAACGATGGTAATCCTACAGGGGTTACTGAACTATGTCAGAAAATGGGATAAGGAATTACAAGATGATTTAATTTGGCCTGATAGTAGACGTTTAATCGTCAAATATAGCGCATTTCTTGATTACGATAAAGAGAAATGTAAAACGAAACTTCTTAAACTGACTAAGGAGACCTTCTAATGGAAAACGTAGAAAGTGTAAAAGACGTTTTAACACAAGAAGAACTAGTAAGGGAAAGAGATTTTTACAGGGCGAAACTTGAAGAAGAAAAAACCCTAGTAAAAACACTACGGTT